GGAACCGTCGCATTCCGAAGTCGTACTGGTTCAGCAGCTTGGAATTGAACTCCTGCTCTATCTCCAGCACATCGGGCTGGATGGTCCATTGCAGCAACTCCATTCGTGCGTTCTGATAGGTCGTGTAATGCGAGTTGGTGTCTTCCATCAGCAGCGGCCGTTGAACACCGTAGAAACGGCACACGTCATTGATGCCCATACCAAGCACTTCAATCATCTGCTGATCTTGCGCCGACATGCTGATGTTGTGCAGTGCCGACAGTCCACGGATGCCCACCACGTCCTGCTGGTACATCTTCGTGTTCAGTTCCTTGGCGTAGGAGTCTATCTGTTCCTTGTTCAGCAGTCCGAATGACAGCGTACTGGCACCCTGCGCCGGCTTCTCCTCGCCGATGATGAGCTTTACGCGGCCACCTTTCGCAGCCGTTTCCAGTGCCTGGTTCGTCTCAGTCTTGATGAGCGAGAGCGTGTCAAAGGCATAGTGCAGCGTGGAGATACCCCAGCCGTTGGTCATCTTGTAGGTGTTGGGAATGTGGATCACGTCAGATGCTTCCACTGCATCAATATTCATGATGCCCCGGCGCGTGTAGTATTGCACCCTGTACGTGCCGTCAGACTCGTTGTAGCCAGCACCGAAACAGAGCCACAACGCCACGGGCCATCCCCGGTCGTCGCGCTCGATGTAGGCGATGCCGTTGCCGTTCTGGAGTTTGCTGATGACCAGCCCCTGCATGAAAGCCGAAGCCGTCATCATCGGGTTCGGACGGACTTGCAGCAGGTAGTTCAATTGCTGCCCGTAGGTGACATACTGACTGCCCACTGCTCCCACTTCAGGAACGAAATTACCGCCCTTTTTGTCGAGTTTCTGATACTGGAGCATAAACTGCCCCTCCGTCTTGGCTATCAACCCGACGGCACGATAGACGGCGGGGACGGTCAGTGCTGCCTGTGGCGTCAGCACATGGCGGACGTGCGACATGAACGAGCCGCTTTCGCCCGTAGCCTTGCTGCTGGTGGTTTCCGGCTCAGCCGCATTCGTCTGGTCAGTGGTCTCGCGTACAGCCATTAACGGCATGTCATCCACCGCCTCGCGCTGAAAACTATTGAATCTTGAAAAATTGCTCATATTTCTGCCTTTTTTCTTTTCGGCAGAAATACGTCTTGGGGTTTACTCAAAAAAAAAAGGCGACCGCTGTCGCCCATGCCGTCACTCGCACACGATGTCGCCCAGCACGACGGCCTGTTCCATCGTCCACTCGTTCGACGCCATCAGTTTGCCGAAGGCTTCCTCTGTCAGTGGTTCGATTTCCAGTTCCACTTCCTTCTCGGCGAAGTCCTTCACGGCATCGTTCACAAGACGGTTGTACGACTGGAACGTCTCGAGGAACGCATTATACTCAGCCACGCCCATCGGAAGCGTCTGTGCATCGAAGTCGGGCTGGCGGGTGATGCGCTCGTACTCCTGAGCCTTGCGCAACTGCTCGTCGAAGTCCTCTGAGGGCTTCATTTTCTCGGCGGCGTCCTGCGAGTCCTCCTCAAACCTGGTGGCCACGGGCTTCATCGCGCGGGCTATTTTCCAAGCCTTGATCTTGTCCGCGTCATCCATCTTCGAGTACTTGGCGGTGGAGAGGGTGCGGTATGCCGCCAGCACCTTCTCCGTCTTCACTTTCAACTGCTTCATAACTCATTCTCCTCTTTGTTTGCGATCTGCTCCTCGATGTCGGTCAGGCAGTCAAAGAGCACACCCATGTCCTTGCGCTTGACACCGCTGATGGAGTATTCCACGTCGCCGCCCTCCTGCATCGTGCCGTTGAAGTTTCCGGCATAACTGCTGTCAGCCGTCTTGTAGACGCTGCCGCTCAGCGACTTCAGTGTCTTCGTTACCGCATCCTCCTGATAACTGAGGTTGATTGTCAGTCCCTCTTCCTGATTCACGTAGTCGGCAGTCGTTGAGATGCTGCTCGACTTGATTGTCATTGTTCCTTTGCTCATGATTTCTCTTTTTTTTGATTGTTAAACCTGTATTGTAAACACGTCGCTCCGTTTGTAGTATGTCTTATTGTCACTCCGCTTCACGCCGACTATCTCGACGTATGCCTGTGTGTCCTGCGTAAGGGCCGTGAAGTTCATTATGAAGTAGAGCGAATTTGTGCTCTCGTAGCCGCTGGCGATGTTTCCTGTCGCTATCACGGTGTCGTCGATGCGACATATCCGGGCCGTCAGCGAACTGTAGTAATTGTTGGATGCCTGAATCAGCCCGTTGTAGGACATGTTCCTGCCGTTCTGGTCCGTGACGTACACCTCCACACCGCAAGCCTCTGCTCCCGCATCCACGTTGAGCGTCTGCCAGTTGACGAGCACGTTGCCGCTTCCGTCCACGATGTTCAGCGTGTCGTAACCCGGAGACACGCGGTTAACCTGCACGAAATACGCATAGCCTGGTATCGGCAGCATATTGTTGCTGCTTCCGGCGTAGTATTCGATGAAGCAGCAAGGCCCCTGAAGGTCTTTCCACTGTGCCCGGCGGTCGCCGTGTCCGAGTGAGAAGCCGTAGAAGTTACCGTTGTCATCCTCGTTGTAGTATATCGTGCTGAGATTAGTGGTGTTCTCCGCCTGTAGGTCTACGCTGGCCGTGTTCCCCTTGGTGGTCTGCCACCAGCCGAAGGGAGCCCAGTCGCCTGAGAAGTCCGATTTCAGCCTTACGAGGATGGCCAGTCCCCTGAAGGAGTTCACCGACAGGCTGTCTGTCACCACCGCCGATGCGTGATCTTCGGTAGATACCCATTTGTCGGCATTCTGAAGCAGTTCCGTGATGGACAGGGCCAGTTCGTCGCCGCCGACGACAACCCGGTCCGAACTGAACCAGCACGTCAGGTATGGCGTGTCGTTAGGGATGGTTAGCGCATACGGGATGCTGCCCTCGATGTTTACCGTCCTGCCGCCTTCGCCAAGTATGGGTGCTGCCATTTTCAGCACGGTCGACGTATTGTTGTATCGGCACTCTCCGGCATACGGCCTTGCGTCGTGCTTATAGCCGCGCGTCGTCGGATAGTCACCGCTCACGAAGTCCGTCAGCCTGTAGTACTGTCTGTTGTTGCCTGCATATTTCTTCGGTTTGACATTGATGTCGCCGAGTGATGCGCCGTTGTTGAGGGCTTCGGCGGCGGCACTCATCATATTGTCAAGCCTTCCGAGCGCGGCAGTGTCCCAGAATACTTCAATTCCCCATCCGAGGGCAGCACGGTCGGCATCAGAAAGCACCGTGGGCTTGTTCCTTGAGTCATTGGCGGCTGCGGGTATCGGCCTGTACTTGGCATAGGGATTGATGCTCACATGCGAGCACAGCGTGCCCACGTCAGCCGCCGACGTGCCCAGCGCACGCTGCACGTCGTAGATGCTGACTGGTGCCGTGATTACCTTGGTTGTCGGATTGTATGCCATCTTATGCTGCTTTTAACCGTTCGATTTCCTGACGGAGCGTTTCGTTCTCCCTCTCTAACCGCTCGATTCTCTCTTCCAGGGTTACCGTCGTTCTGGCGATGCTGATGACTCCTGCCATCGCTGCCACGCCATAGTCGATACTCAGCATACCTTCAGCGTCGCTGGCGACCACCTCCCTGACTATCTGCTGCCAGTACTGGGCCGACGTTCCGACGTGCAGGTTTCCGTCCACGCTCCTGTCCTTCCACCGATAGGCAAATAGCGGCGCGGCGGCGATGTCGCCGACTGACAGTTGACGCTGCTCCTCGATGTCCTTCAGCCGCATGTCCGACGAATGCGTCAGCGTACCCTTCACGTAGACGTTGCCGTTCAGGTTGGTCGTGCCGCTCACATACAGAGTGTAGGATGAGTTTGACCCTCCTACACCGAGGCTCCTGGCATACCCCGTACCGCTGCACTCCATCGTCTGCAAGACGGTGTTACCAAGGTAGATCGTGCCAGTGGAGTTGATGGTCAGACCGTCACTGTCCACGTACATCCACCCTCGCTCCGATCCGTCAGACAGGAAGAGGGATGCAAATCCGACGTAGTCAGTGCCGCTGGCGAAACTTCCCGTCGCATGACCGATGCTGTACTGGCCGTCGACGGCTGGCTTCAGTTCGGAGTAGTTGTCATAAAGCGTTCGCCAAAAATCCCACGTCCCGCTGTTCTGGCTTCTGTAGAACACACCGGCACTGCTGTTGCCGAGGGCCAGTTGGGCTTCCCAGCCTCCGGTGTTGTCCCATGCACAGTGAATGATGGCGGCATCGTAAGGCGGCTTGCCAGTGGTCACGTTCATGCTCGATGTGGCCATGAATGTGCGCAGGCCTCCGTCGCCGAACTTCACGTTAGCGGTCGTCGGGCGACTGCTGTAGTAGTTCTCCAGTACCTTTGTGGTTGTCGCGCCCGACGTAGAATCGTCTGCACCGAGTGCACTGACGGCTCCCGTGGCATAGATGTTACCCTCCACCTTGATGGCGTTGTAGGTGCTGTCATACGACATTCGGATGCTGCCTATCTGCACATAGCCGCTGGTGTGTGCGTTGCCGCTCACGTCGAGGGTGTAGGATGGTGACGTTGTGCCGATGCCGACGTTTTTTCCGTTCGTGCACAGTATCAGGTTGCCTGTGTTCCTGTACTGGATAAACAGGTTATTATTGTCGGTGGAGTTTATCTCGTTAACCGGCCCTATCTCTATGCTCTGGACTCGCAGCTTGTTGGAGTAATAGCCCGTCCCGGCGACGTGCAGTTTGTAGGATGGTGACGTTGTGCCGATGCCGACGTTGCCGCTGGCATTGATGAACATGGCATTCGAGCGTGACGTGCCGGTACGGAGACTGATGGTGCCTCCGTCGAAGTAGGACGGATAGCCAAGTCCGGCAGATCCGAATCCAACGAACATACCTTCTGAGTTGACACCGAGGCACAGCACGTCTGAGTATGTCGCCGTCGACTGACTGTTGTAGTCATTCAAATTCCAGTAGAGCCAATTGCCCTTCTGGAAGTATGCACTCCCGCTGACAGACTGCGGAACGCCGTTCTGCCAGAATGTCCGCCCCCATGCCGTGTAGGTCGTCGTGCCCGTGTTCAGTTTCGCGGCGGTGTTGGCCACGCCATTCGTGAAATAGCCTTGGAGCGTAACAATGTAGCCTTGCAGCATCTCCGCATATCCATACAGGACTTTCCCCTGCTTGGCAGAGAGGCTGTCAGTTGTGCTTTCTGACGATAGATTGTCCTGAATGCCCCGCCATGTGTTCGTCAGTGACTGCTGCGTGCCGTTGATCTTCACCGTCAGCGTCTCTCCGCTCTTGCTGACGGATGAGTTGCCGGCATGCAGCACGGCATAGTTGGTGCCGCCGTTGTTGTCGGCATTGGGCACGCAGACGTATATTGTGTCGTTACCCGCCGTGCCGTTGTGTCCGGCACTGATGAAAGTCTGTCCGATGTGGTGGTTGGTCATCGTCGCCGTCGAACCTATCCAGAGGTTATCTCCGTTGTCGTATATCAGTGGGATGCTGGTTGCTGATCCGCTGACCGTGTACGGCATGAAGATGCCCTTGCCACGGCTGCTGAGATAGAGGCTTCCCGTCAGTGGCTTGCTGCTGCCTGCCGTCAGTGGCAGATAACCTTCCAAGTAGCCATGTAGCGTGGCAAGATCGCTTGCGCTTGCTGCTCCGAGTGATGTCAGATTGATGGTGTTGCTCCAGTTCGACGTGTCGAGGATGGTGCGCCAGTCGCTCCACCCTGCCGCATCCGTGCCTCCGTTGTCGTTCTGCCTCCATCTCAGGCTGCCGATGGCTGTCATCTGCCACTTGTCATCGCTGTCACCTGCCTGGAATCCCACGTAGTAGTAGCCGCTCTGAAGCGCGCCTGCACCGCCGAAGAAGAACGACCCGCTCTCTGCCGTCAGGTCGCTGGTGCCTACATCCTTATGAATCACGGCGTTCGCCGAAGATCCGATATTGCCAAGGTCAGCGATACCGTTCACTGGTGAATAGGTCGTGCCGTTGACCTTCACTTGCTTCACGTAGTTCTGACTCGTCACCCACGACTGGAGCGCATAGCCAGACAGGGCGTTCGTCAGATACGTGCTGCTTATCTGCTTCTGAGTAATGGTCGTGCCGAGTGCCGTCCACATCGCCGACTCGTCAAAGGCTGATCCGCCGCTGTCATTCAGACCGAGGGCACTGACATAGGTGTCGGCATACAGACCGCCGCCCACCACATGCACGCCTCCATTGGCCACCTCCAGATAGATGGTGCTGCTGAGATACAGCCTGTTGGTCTTCGTGTTGCCGTTCACGTCGAGGGTGTAGGATGGTGACGTGGTGCCGATGCCGACGTTTTTTCCGTTCATGCACAGTATCAGGTTGCCTGTGTTCCTGTACTGGATATACAGGTTATTATTGTCGGTGGAGTTTATCTCGTTAACCGGCCCTATCTCTATGCTCTGGACTCGCAGCGTGTTGGAGTAATAGCCAGTCCCGGCGACGTGCAGTTTGTAGGATGGTGACGTTGTGCCGATGCCGACGAATCCACTGGGAAGGATGGTGAACACCTCCACCTGTGCCGTAGTCCAGTCTGACTGGTTCTTCTGGAATACGGAGAGCCGCTTCTTGCCGTAACTGTCCACGTTGACGGCCTGAATATATGGTGCATAGACATAACTGTCCCCCGCAAGTGTCCTGAAGTCTATCTTTGCCGAGTCCGAGTTTGTGTTGCCTCCTGATGGCATCAGCCTGATGTCGCCGACCACCGACTTAGGCAGTCCGTTCTGCCAGAAGGTCTGTCCCCAAGCCGTATAGGTCGTCGCGCCCGTGTTCAGTTTCGCGGCGGTGTTGGCCACGCCGTTGGTGAAGTAGCCCTGAATGGTGGAGAGTGCGCTTGCGCTTGCCGCTCCGAGCGATGTCAGATTGATGGTGCTGCTCCAGTTCGACGTGTCGAGGATGGTGCGCCAGTCGCTCCACCCTGCCGCATCCGTGCCGCCGTTGTCGTTCTGCCTCCATATCAGGTTGCGGATGGCTGTCATCTGCCACTTGTCCTGACTGTTGCCTGCCTGGAATCCCACGTAGTCGTAGCCAGTCTCCAGCGCCTCGTTACCGCCGAAGAAGAACGACCCGCTCTCTGCCGTCAGGTCACTGGTTTCCACCTCCTTATGGATGACGGAGCCAGCCGCACTGCCCACGTTGCCCAGGTCGACGAGTCCGTTCGTCGGCGAATAGGTGGTGCCGTTGATCTTCACCTGCTTCACGAAGTTCTGGCCCGTCACCCACGACTGCGTGGCGTAGCCCGACAGGGCGGTTGTCAGGTGGCTGACTGATATTTGCTGAGTCAGGCTGTCTGTGCCGAGGGCCTGCCACATCGCGTCGATGTCGATGCCACCGCCTCCGCCACTGCTGTCGCTCAGTCCGAGTGCGCTGACGGAGCCCGTAGCGTAGATGCTCATCTGGGCGTCATCAGCCGTGTCGCTGTCGGGATTGCCAGTCACCTTCAGGGCCTTCTTCACGCTGTCCCATACGATGTATGCATCCCCAATCCTGATGCCCTGCGGCGAGTTCGGCCTAAGGGTGATGACATCGCTCCCGCTTGGGAACTTCTGCCCCCACCACGTCAGGTTCTTCACCCACGCCTTCAGGTTGGAGATTTCGTTGGCCAGTGTCTCCCCGCTGATGCCGCCGCCGGATATTTCCGTCGTCGAGCCGCTGCCGCGCCTTGTCTTCCCCTGACCGACGAGCCGTTCTATGTACTCTCTCGATATTTGCATGACGTTATGTTAAGGGTGATGTGCCTGTGAATGTGAAGTTGCCGTTAACCAGACTCCCCTCGTTGGAGTCGATGTCGGCTGTGTCGAGCATGGCCGTGCCTGTGACGCTCTGCGTGTTGCTACGGTCGCGGATGACAAGCGTGAACTCGTTGCCCACCTGCAGCAGGTCTTTCAGTCCCTTACCACCGCTGACATGCAGTGCGCTGGACGATAAGACGAGGTAGCCGACCTTTACCGACCACTCTTTGCGCCCGTGGATATACTTCTTCCAGTCGCCCGCCGTGGTGCTGGCTATCTGTATCTTATCCGTAGCCGTGTGTATGCGGAGCGTGCGCGTCGCAGATACGGCTGTGCCGTTGGCGTAGATGATGATGTCGTGTCCTTTTTGTGCCATAATTATTATGTTATTTCCACGTTACTAATTCCCCTTGTCCGCTCCGGCGCAGGTATCGGTTTACGGCCAGCACTATCTGCTCTCCGCTGACGGTGGCCGACAGGCGGGCGGATCCGCCACTGCCCTGTAGGTTCTGTGCCAGCGTGTTCTGTTGGCTGGCGTTGAGCACGATCTCGCCGGCATTTAAACCCACCAGTTGCGAACCGTCCACCAGCCCGCCGATATTGTCACCACTGTAGGAATTGCCCTTGATCACACCGCCTTCCGCATAGCCTGTGGCGGAGTGTATGGCTGCTATACTGCTAATCATAGTTGCCAAGCCTGTAGCGGCAAAGGCTATCCATCCCCATCCTGCGTTGGCGGGGTTCATGGCTGCTTGGTGTGATGCTTCTGCATAGGAGAGTGCCATAGTAGCGATGGCCTGTCCGATGGTGCCAACAATCTTGGCCGCAGGGTCTTCGATTTGGCTCATTGCAGAGCCTACAGACTGGATGGCACTGGCGGCATCCTTCCAATCCTTGCTCATTTCCTTGGCTTGGCTTTTCACGTCGCCCGTCTTGAAGTTGATGACGATGGCATCCAGCCCTGCGGCCTTGCGGGCCTCGTTGATTTTGTCGGCGATGGTCTGCCAGTCTATATTGTCCACGCCGCCCTCCATAGCGCGCGTCCAGAAGTCCTTGCCCGTTGCGTCGGCTGCGTCGAACATGGCGGTGCCCAGTCCGGCCTTCAGCGACTCGCCTACGAGGTTCTGTATGGTGGTCATGTCGGCGAGTTGTGCCGACAGGCCGTTGTAAAGCGACGTGCCGTAGTCGGCGGTTTCGAGTTGCTGTTTGATTGAGGCGATGTAGCCCGACATGCCAGCGTCGTTCTGGATACTGGTGCCGGTCTCCATCTGAATCTTCACCTCTTTGCCGTTCAGCCTGTCCAACTCTGCCTGAGCGTCCTTCAGTTGATCTCGCAGTTCTGTGATCATGCTCTCGGATGGTGCTTCGCGAATACGTCTCTGCAAGTCGCTGACGCGTTCCGCGGCCATATTGATAAGGCCATTGATTTCCACGAAGTCGTCCTTTTCTTCCGTTATGGTCTTACCGCCTTTACCACCTTTGCCTGCCGTCGGTTTATTTGTGCTAATTGTGGTGGCTGGTGTGTTGGTGGTGACGGGGTTCAGGATGCCTGCCGCACCCTTCTGGTAGTTGGCACGCATTATCTGGAAAGCCTTGGCGCGGTTCTCTGCTGCCTCCAGTTGTCGGCTGGTTTCGCTGATGAGCGGTTGAAGATTGCCTGCAAGTCCGTTCTCCTTCTGCTGCCTACGCAGTCCCTTCAACTCTTCGCGCAGACGGTTGGCCTCGCGCCACGCCTTCTCTTCCTGCTTGTTGTATGATGCCACCTGGCGATTATAAAGGTCACGCTTCCCCTCGATGCCGCGACTTCCGCCGGAATATTCTCGGAGTATTCGCAGGGCTTTTTCCGTTTGTGATTCCTTGCCATTGCCTCCTCCGTTTAGGTCGTCGAGCATATTCTTTAGCCGTCCTGCCTCGGTCAGACCGTTCAGCAGTCGTGCCAACGGCCCGCCAACCACGTCAAGGATGCTTATCTTCATCGACGTCCACAACTGATTGCTGGCTTCTTCGACGGGGGCAAACTTGCGGCCCAGTTCTTCCATCTTGTTCTGAAGGCTGACGTTTGCCTGTGCGGCACGGTCGGCTGCTGTCTCTACATAGTCGCCAGCTTTGGCCATCTGCTCGCGGATAATGGCACCGACGGCCTTGGTCATGTCGCCCGTCTCGGCAATCTTGTCTTTGACTTCGGTGGCCGACAGTCCGAGGTTGTCAAGAATCATCAGCGACTTGCGGCCAAGACCTGTCACGATGGAGTCTACCATGTAATCCACTGACTGCCCAGTGTCCTTGGCCTTCTGCTGTGCGAAAGCGAGCATTGTGCCGAGTTCGTCGAGCGGCAGCTTGAAGTCGTTGAACTTTACGGCGGCCTTCATCAGCTCGATGTCGGTCACGGTGCCGTGGGTAGCCTGGCGCAATCCGTCGAGGATGTCACCGCGTCCCAGTCGCTCGAAGGCGATGCGGATGCCCTCACCCTGCTTGGCCAGTTCCACGCCCTGATGTATAGACTCCAGCATTTCCGAACCGAGGTTGGCGATGGCTCCCGCAGCCTTCGTCATCATGTTTCCGGCAAACACCTGCATGGCTCCGCTGAACTTCCCGCCAAGGCCAGACAGCAGACTGCTGCCGCTTGCATCCATGTCGGGCACCTTCGTCTCGGCTAACTGGGCGTTCAGTTGCTGAAGTTCCTGCTTGGCGGCGACGGTTCGCTGCCGCAGTTCATCCATCGACTGTGCCAGGGCGCGACCCACGTCGGTGTTCTTCATATCTGCCGACATCTTGTTGTATTGTGTAGACAGTTCGACGAATGCCGATGTCATCTCGCCGATCTTGCCGCGTGCCGTCTTGCTCTGCGTCTCCATCTGCCCGATGGCGCGGGCGTACTCCACCACCGATTTGTCCACCTGGGAAAACGTCTTGCCAGCCGTCTGAAGGGCTTGCTCCAGATGCTGCATACCCTGCTGCGCCTGTCGCAGTGAGGCATTATACTCTTTGTCGTCTACTTTGAGCCGTAGTACTGATGTTGCTGCCATATATCCTCGTTACTCTGTGAATAGTTTGTCGAATGCCTCGTCGACCATCTGTCCCAACCGCTTCACCGCAGTGTCCATCGCGGGCTGTCCGATGGTGGCGAAGAAGTTGCGCGGAGCGATGGAGCCGCGATACCAGTCACCCTCTTCCTGCATGCGGAAGAACTCACGGCGGTTGCCCTTGCCCGACACGTTGCGCCCGGCGGCATAGCGGGGAGCCGTGCCGCTATTGACGAAGCGCAGGATGAATCCGCGATCCTGCGGCCCGTAGTGCATGATGTCGTGGGTGCGCTGGCTTCTCGGCATGCGGTTGCCGCCACGCTGGCCTTGGCGCAGTTTGCGCGGCGGCTCGTAACTGTTCTGTGAACCGGCGCGTCTTCCGTCGAGGATGCTCACCACGCCACCGAGGTACTTCGTGGTGACGTAGCGTTTCACGGCATGGCGTGTACCGCGCGGGTCGCCGTTCTTGAAACTGATGTCCTCTGAAATCTTGTTACGGGCTGCCTTCAGTTCCTGGAATATCATCTCGCGCAGCCGCTTATGGAAGTCGCTGTCCACTGCCGTCAGTGCCTTCAGTATGTCCTGCTGATTCTTTAGATAGTCGTTGTTGATTTCTAATGCCATAAGAAAACAAAACCCCGATTAGCGGGCATTTCACTAATCGGGTGATTCTGTTGCGCAGGTTTACTTTTATCGGGCGCAACAAAAATGGGGAGCCGCTGCCCCCCTGCTCAATAACTCAAAACAATTTAATACTAACTACTAAACTAAAACAATTTAAAACCTGAAATGTGATTTGAAAGAAATGCGACTCACGTCGAAGAGAAAAAAAGCAAAATGTATATTATCATATCAGCCCCAGTGCTATTTTCGCATTCCTGAGACATGGCAGACGATTCTTGGCGGTCACGGTCGACCCGTTGATGATGCGGGTGATTTTGGTGTGCTCATCGTTGTCGGCCAGTTCGTTCAGTCCATGCGTCATCCAGAACCACCCGGCAGAGTCGGCTGCGTATTCTGGCTTCTCCAGCAGGAGCCAGTTGCGTTGGCTGGTGTCCTCCATGTCCTTGCCAATGAATCTACCGTAGCGCACATAGTTGTCGTGCCCCGTCACCTGTATCAGGCCGCGTCCCTTGTATCTGATGCCCCATCCGGGCTTCACGTTGCCAAGGTCTTTCCTGCCCTCGTACTTCTGCCCGCTGGCTATCTCGCGGGTGTATCTGAGCGAGCCAGACTCCCACGCCACCTGACTGAGGAAGTAAGCCTGTCGCATCGGTGTGTTGATGTCGTAACGGCGCATCGCATTGTTGAGCGGCCCGAGGAATCTCTGGCAGTTGTCCAGCGTGGCCGACGGCATCGCCCGCCGGAGTTGTGTGATTGTAATCTCTTTCATATTTGCATCAATTTGAGAGTTGTTATATCGTCTATCCAGTTATGGCCGACGGCTACGGGATAGTATGTCAGCGAGCCGAACGTGACGCGCGTCAGCGGACCTATCGACAGCCCTATCAGGTCTGTGCGCAGATTGACGGTCTCCACCTGCTTGACGGCCACACCGTAGTTGGCTATCAGTTGTGCCGTGCGCCGCTCCGGCTTGTATGTGTTCTGTGCCGACCCTCCGTAGGGTATGGTGTCCGTGACATACGCCCCGCTGGCAGACGGCGTGAACAGGAGGCCATAGCCCAGTTGGCACCGCCTGGTGTGCGAGCCGATAGTTGTTGTCTTCTCCGTGGCGAAGATGGTGTCGAGCGTCACCGTCTCAAGGAAACTGCCAGCCGTCACCTTGTACTCAACTTCGTTGGCCTCTTCGTCCTCGTCTGCCCGGATAAAGCCTATCTTGAAGTCCTTGATCGGGAAATATCCGTTCAGCGTGACCGCACCGATATTCACTGGATATACGTCGTTGACGGCGAAGTATATCTGCCCTGTCATGCCTGTTGTCACGGGGATGCCCGTGCCCTCATACTCTGGCTCCGATACTGACTGGCGGGTATCGCGGATGCCGTCATGATCGTATATGAGCGTGAACGTGCTTGCTGTCGTCGTCCATGCCGACCCGTTCCAATATTTGTTGCCGATGCGTAATGTGCATACGGCACGGAAATTGACTCCCCCCAATGTGTACATCAAGTCAGTCGTTCCGTTGATATATAGCATGCCGCTGCTGACCACGAACGACTGCTTCGAGATGACGGAGAAGAGCGGCGTGCTGCTTGTCCTGTTGCCGTAGTCCTCTGAACGGAATGTCTCGAACATCGTTGTCCACGCATACTTCAGTTTCGGCTCGTCCGTGTTGGTGTCGAGGATGATCAGCCGTCCGTAGCACTGCGGGCTCCCCTCGACGGCTGACTCCACGAAACTGGTGATGCTCACGTCCTGGTCGTCGTAGTTGACAGCCGCCCGCTTCAGCACCCACACCTCCGTCGTGTCGATTCCGTCGCGCCACCGCTCCACCTTCTGCGGCGTGTCGTAGCGATACTGCTTCTGAATGTCGGAATAGGGGATGCTGACGAGAACGTCGTATGGGTTCAGTTCCGACTTGACGGTGACGCTCTTGATGCCCGGTATGACCTCTTCCGTCTGGTCGGTATTAGCGAAGAGTCCTTCGCCGGCGGCCAGGCTGTTCATGCTCACGTAGGTGTAACCCGACAGGGGATTAGCCAGCCCGCCGACGGTGTATCGGATATATCGGGCGTTGCGCAGCGTGTCGGTGATGCTCGTGAAGTAGATGCAGTCGCCCTGGCACCGGCACGTCCACCCGAAGAACTTGCAGAGTTCCTCCAGCAGTCCGAGGCACGAGAACCGCTGCACGCCGCTCTCGTCCACGAAGTTGCGCCACAGCACCTGATACGTCAGCCACACGTCCACGCTCCTGTAAGTCGTAGAACTGGGCACATGGAAGCAGACGTAGTGTGTCAGTCCGGTCAGTTTGCCGAATATGTGAGACAGCAACTGCCCGATGGTGACGAAGTCCGTCGGCCACGTCGCGTCGTAGTCCAGACTGTCGAGCACCGTCAGCGGGCACACCAGCGGCAGTTCTATCTGCTCATAGTCCGACGGATAGGTCATGCCGTAGGTGCCAGTCTGCACGTAGCCCTGCCACACCACGGTAGAGCCCTGCTTCAGCGTGACGGGCATCGCCAGCACACCGCCGGGCACAAACTCCCGCCACTTCAGATTGGCGTTGCCGTCGGACTGGAGCCTGAGATAGCCCGACTGCGTGCGGACAGGCATAAACATGTCCGCCTCGTCATCCTCCTGCGTCTCAAACGGATTGTCGGCCAGCGGTGGCGAATAGGTCGGGCTGACACCCTGCACGTCCACGGTGTAGGCCGTCCCCCTGAGTGACATGAAAGTTTTGGTGTAGGCCATATTCAGTTCTCATTATAAGGTTCTATCTCGTTCTGCTGCGACGGGCGGAGCGTCGATTCAACTTCCCCTTCTGGAGATATTGTCACGGGCACGCGAATGGCACAGCCCTCCCGTCCGCATAGGAAAGGGCGCATGCACTCCAGTATGCGGCCGTAGCGGGCCACCTTCATCTGCAAGTCGCGCACGTTCTCGTCGGTCTTGTCCTGACGCTTGCGCAGGTCGTCGCGCTCTTCGCGCAAGTGACGGCGGTCTTCCTTTAGTTCCCTGATGTACTGCTTCTGCTCTTCGTTGTACTCCTGTTGGGTGTCGAGGTTCGCCTTCAGGTCTTCCGTCAGTCGCTGGTACGAGTCTTGGATTTCCTTGGTCAGCGTGGCGTTGGCCTGCATCGCCTCGAACTTCGCCTTCTCTGCCTCGGCTTCTGCTGCCTTGGCTTCTGCCTTGGCCTTCTTCTTCTGGTATCGCCATGTGAAGAATGCCCCGCCACCACCACCGAGCAAGATGCCCAGCAGGGTCACGATGTTGTCGATTGATAGGTATTCTGTCATTCCGAAATGATTTATGAATTTATAAATCGCGTGGAATGAATGTATGGGTTTACTGTGCGTTTCTCATAAAAAAAGCCCGGAGAGGAAAAAAATGATTATTTGCGATACTCTCCGGGCCGGAAAAAACCTTCATTTATTTATATATATGCTCACCCGTCACGGGCTTGCGTACTGCCTCCCGGCAGCGTTCACACTAAAACCTAACTATTATGATATAAGTCTTTTCAGCCTGAAGGCCACCCACGCCGCGCCGCCAGCCAGCGACAGCATGCCGAGGATGGTCAGCAGCCACTCCGCAGCCGTGCGTCGCCGCTCCACGTACTCCGTCACGGGATAGGGCTGCGGGATGGTGTCATGCATGGCACGGTAGACGGTGTCGTGACTCGTGCGCTCGATATACTTCGTATGCCACCGCTCCAGCGTCCTGTAAACGGTGTCGTCGCGCACGAAGTCATTGATGTATATCGAGTCGCTCAGATATATAGAGTCGTGCTTGACCTTCGTCCTCTCCAGCGTGTCCGTCTGGTGGTGGATCACGGGCACATACTGCGTCGTGGTGCAACTGCCCAGCAGTGCGCACATCAGCAAGCCGATGGCACAGCATAGGAGGAATAACACCACATGGAGGCATCCCGTCATGATGCGCTCGTCCTGTTCAAGTCCCTTGAGGGGGTCTTTCCCCTGCCAGTATTCATTCGGGTTGTGATAATCTATTAGCATCATATTTTTTTTGTTTTTAACATTATTACTTTCTGCCTCTTTCGGGGAACACCCCTGTCTTGAGATATTCATACACACCTTGACAGCCGTGGGATTTGTCAAACCCCAATGCCTCTTTGTCTGAACACTTTGAAAATGAACATTGGGATTTCTCGCCATTATGCTCAATAAAGTGATATTTGCATTGATCACAACATTCCTTGCGCCAATTGCCTTTCTGCTTGTTGGATGGTTTCATGATTCCTTGATTTTGTTTGGGTTTCTTACTTAAACTGCCGGGACTGGAGCTTGCGCTTGATGGCTTCGGCACGGAGGCGTTCCATGCCCTGCTGGAACTTCGCCACGGCTTTGTCGCGGTATTCTCTGATGGGGTTGATGGTGGGCATCATGGTGCCGTCCTTGCGGGGGATGGTGAAGGTGTCCTGATAGTTGGGCTGGTTCATTTGTTCGGTCAGGCGGTCGATGAAGGTTTTTTGCTGGGCGAGTTCGTCGAGGTCGAGGGCGAGGGAGTCGGTCCAGAGGTTGTCGGCCTGGAGTGTGCGGCGTATCTCGTCGCGGTTCTGCTCGGTCTGCTGGCGGCGGCGGTCGGCTTCCTCGGCCTCGGTCTTGGGGTCGAGCTGCTGCTGCATCTGGAGATTAAGAACAAATGCGATGGATGGCAAATCACCACTTAACGCCTTTTGAACGATGGTCATGCCGATGGCGGCTTCGGAGGTGATGATGTTGCCGTCTTCGTCGGTCATGTACTCCTGGGTGCCCTTGCGCTTCACGGGGGCAGAGAGTTGCTTACTAATAATGTCTTTTAAGTTCATAGTTCCTTGAAAAAAGAGAAGTCCCGACATTGGGGCTTCTCTTATCAAGAAGGATGGCGGCTGGGGTTTACTTAACGAACTTATAGACAAAGCCATGTACCGTTTTTCGCCCTCTAACTCTATTTGCACATTCACTTATACTTGAGCAAGATGTTCCGAGTTCCTTTGCTGCCGCATCTATACTTTCAAAGGTTGCAAGCAGATTCCCGCATTTGTCAAACTTGCCTATTTTCTTATTTACATGCTCATGCACCCATGCATTTACCCTTTCCCTTGCCGTTCCGTATTCTGTGTTATACCTATTATCACACCACTCTAAGTTTTCCACATGATTGTTGCTTGGGTTTTCATCTTTATGGTTAATAATAGGCAGGTTATCTGGGTTCGGTATGAATGCTTGTGCCACAAGACGATGCACGAAATAATGAGGTGACCCTTTACCGAGTCTGATATTTAAGTGTCCGTCTCTGTGTCTTGATGGGGCTATAATCTTCCCTTTGACGTTAGATGGGAACATTTTGCCATATTTGCTCGGTTTCATTACGATACGGTCAACTGAGCGCACACGGCCATACGAGGACACCTCATAGATGCCCTCGTAGCCTTTTACTGGTTTCCAAACTTCGCTCATGCTATTCCTGTCAATAGTGCAAACACGATGGCACCGACGGCACCCATTACCCACTCCTTCAGCGTGAAGTTCTCGCGCTTGTAGTCTTCGATGATTTCCTTCATGGCCTTACTTCTTTAGGTACTTACTCTCGTCACACTCAAACGCTAACCGATTGGGCAGCCCCATTGCTTGGAACAGCCCTTCAAGGATGGTGCGGTACTTCTTCAGGTACTTCACATGGGGAGACTCGTCGATTGTGCCCTTGGCTTCCTCGCCTGGGTTGTAATACTTCGAGTAATACATGTTGGTCAGTCGCAGGCTGTCGCGGTTGCGGTCGAGATACATCCAGTACTTAGCGGCGATGCGCACAAGTTGAAGTTCATAGTCTCTCGATTCCTTGCCACGGCCTACGAGGTCGAGCAGGTCATTGATGCGGTCTTCGTAGAACGCCTTGGCTCGGTTGTCCTTCTCTTTGAGTTCTGCTCTCTGTTCCTGCCAGTAGTTCTTCTCCGAAGTAGGCTGGCTCGTCTTGTTTTTGTTGCTCATAATGGTATGTTTTGACAAATAAAAAATGCGGCACTACGCGCTGTCAAGGCCCTACCAGTTATGATGTACGCCTTTGGGGGTGTTTCCACTTGCCCACGCGGTTGCCGCTATGCTTCTATGCACCGGGCACAAAATAAGCAGCCGTCTTGTTTAGAGTGGCTGCTGCATCGTGCCACTGGTAGGTTTTGACGGTGCAAAGATAAGCAATTATTTTTATATCTGCCAAACAATCGAGCAATAAATTAAGATATTTTAGGAAAAATCACTTCTCTCTCCCTCGGTTCATATACTCCCCGATATATGCACCACCTGCTTTGCCATGCACCAGTCGGCGATGTCCTTGCCGCCGCCATAGACCACGAGGTTCGGGTGGTCGCACTCGCTGATGCGGCGGGCCATCTCCAGGTGGCGGTCGAGGGTGGGCTGCCAGCCGCTCACGCCACGGGTGAAGAAGGCGTTGTAGCCCTGCGGGATGCCGAGAGCGTTCCAGCGTTCAAGGTGGGGCGACACGTTCAGGTCGGCCCATACCTGTAGGCCGCACTCCTGAAGGTAGCGGGCGAGGTATCGTTTGCGGTAGATCTGATAGAGGGCGATGGCGACGGGTGTCTGGTCGTGGATGCTGACGTTTGGCTCTACGACGGCGCGACAGCCGGACTGCAACAGCAGGATGGGGTTCTTGAAGAGCTGCT